ATGCTGAAACAACAAACAAAGTTAGATATGACTTTTGCAAGTTTTTTTGAAATTTACGAGCAAGATAAGAAAAAACGACTCAAAGAAAATACTTGGGAATCTAAAAGTCATATCATTCGTACAAAAATATTACCTTATTTTGGTGATAGAAAAATTGCAGAGATTGAAGCGAAAGACGTGATAGCCTGGCAAAACAAATTGATGGCAGAAGAAAAATATTCTCCAACTTATTTAAAAACGATACATAGTCAGTTAAGTGCGATATTCAATCATGCTGTACGCTTTTATCACTTACCATACAATCCAGCACAGAGGGCAGGAACGATAGGGAGTGAAGAACACAAAGAAATGTTGTTTTGGACAAAAGAGGAATATGTTAAATTTTCTGACGCAATTATGGATAAACCACTTTCATTTTATGCTTTTGAATTGCTTTATTGGTGCGGTATTCGAGTGGGAAAACTGCTTGCATTAACACCAGCAGATTTTGATTTTGAAAAAAAGACATTGACAATTAATAAGTCTTATCAGTGATTAAAAGGCAGAGATTTGGTAACCAGTCCAAAAACTGTAAAAAGTAATCGAACAATTAAAATGCCTCGGTTTCTTTGTGATGAGGTACAAGAATACATTAGTATGCTATATGAAGTAAAAGACAATGAAAGACTGTTTCCGGTTACAAAGTCGTATTTACATCATGAAATGGATAGAGGAGCGAAAGCAGCAGGTGTAAAACGTATCAGAATACATGATATTCGTCAACAAAAAATCAATAGCAAGGCAAAAATTTTATTGTCTTTTTTGCAAAAAATCTTCTATTTTCCATTTGACCTTTATCTGATTTTCTTTAAAAATATAGATTTTATCAATAAAGAAGTCTACTAGCTCTTTATTTAAAAGGAGTGGTGTATCTTTGATTATGCCTTTTACTTGATTTTGCAAAGTATTTTTATTTTTAGAATGTTTTAATTGAAAATCTATTTCTTCCAGTTTATTTTGTATAGGTTCCAGTTCTTTTGTAAGTTCTAAATTTAATTTAGTAAACTGTTCTTCTGTCAACTTTCCTTTTACATATTGCTCATAAAGTATTTCCTTTTTCTTGTGATAGAGCTGTATTTGATTTTGTAGTTCTAATTTTTGGTTTGTTTGTATATCAATATTATTTATTTGCTTTGTATCTTTTATAATTTCAATTTGTTTTAAAATCATTTGAAACACAATTTCTTCTATTTCTTTTTCTGCTATTGTTAAACGATAACAGGGAAAAGAAGTATCTACTTCAGAGTGCCTACATAAAAAATATAGGATTTTTGTTAACTTGTTTATTCATAGCATGATGACAGTAACCACAAAAAATTTTTCCTTTAAAAATGTGTTTTCTTTCTTTTTTATTTTCTATTTTGAAATGAAGTAATTTCTCTTGTACTTGTTCAAAAGTTTCTTTCTCAATAATTGCTTCATGATGATTGGGAATTTTTATCCAATCTTTTTCTTCTCTTTTGATACTTTTTTCACCACATTCTTTTATCACGGATTTTCTCATAATATACATTCCAATATATTGTTTGTCAGAAAATATTCTATGAACTGTTGTAATGTTCCAAATACAAGGATGATATAAATTTGATGTTTTATATTTTCTTTTATATCCTTTATATTTTTCTGGTGCAATTATTTTTTTATTGTACAATTCTTTTACGATTTGTGTACAGTTATAAGCTTGTAATGCAAGTTGAAATATTAATCTAACTGTATTTGCTGCTGGTTCATCAATTTTTAATGTATTATTTTCTTTTTTGTAACCATAACAGCAATTTTTTTGAATATATTCTCCTTTCTCCATTTTAGAATACTTTGCACTTTTTGATTTTTGTGATAAATCTCTGCTGTAATATTCATTTTTTAAAAATTGTATGGTAACTGGTATGCCTCCAGTATTGTTTTTGGTTTTGTCACTATCATAATTTTCAGTAACAGAAATAAATCTAATATGATATAGTGGAAAAACTTGCTCTAAAAAATATCCTGTTTGAATGAGATTTCTACCAAATCTTGAGAAATCTTTTACGATAATACAATTTATTTGATATGCTCTAACAAGTTCCAAAAGTTCTTGCATTGCAGGTCTTTCAAAATTTGTACCACTATAACCATTATCTACAAATTCCAATACTTTTATATTTTGTATTTCCATATTTTCTGCATATTTTGTCAGTAATAGTCTTTGATTTTCAATGCTATTACTCTCTACTCTTTTATCATTTACAGAAAGGCGAATGTAAAGGGCAATTGTATAATCACTCAATGTCATTCACCTCTATTTCATTTAATAATTCATCAAAATAAAATATGACATCTACAGCACCATTTGGAGAAACTTCCACTCTTTTAATGAATTTATCTGCAAACAGTTTTGTGATTTCTGAAATTTGTTCTGATTGAAAGACTTCTTTTAATTTCAAAATATGTTCTATTTTTTGGTTGTTATATTGATGTATTTCTTCTAAACAAGTGATTTCAGATAATAAATTTTCTATTTCATTCTGGTAATTCTCTCTTAATTCTTTGTATTCTGATTGTGTAATCACTTTATGGATAAGGCTTTCATATAAAGTTTGTAAATACAATCTTTTTTCATTCCTCTGTATTTCTAATGCAGATTGCTGTTGTTTCCACAATGCTATATTTTTTTGCATAGATTGTATTTGCTGTTGTAAAAAATGTTTCTTTTCTAAAAATAAATTTCTTTTTTCGTAAAATAGAGAAAGTATATCTTGAAACAGTTTTTGCTCATTGATACGAACTCCTTCACAATTTCCTTTTTTAATACGCCAGTTTGTAAGGCAGAAAAAATAATATTTTTCACCCTCTTTTTTTCTTATTACTCTATGACGATTCAAATTTTTTCCACAACATTTACAAAATATTTTCCCTTTTAAAATATTTTCTGTATAAGGTACTTTATTTTGAGATTTACTTTTTTTGGCTATTTCAGCACGATATTGTTGTACTTTTTCAAATGTTTCTTTTGATATAATCGCTTCATGGGTATTTTTTACAACAATCCAATCTTTTTTATCTGTTTTTATTTTTTTGTGTTGAATGGTAATAGATTTTCCTTGTACCATATTGCCTGTATAAATTTCACTTCTTACAATTTTAGCAATTGTAAATGTATTCCAATAACCTTGTCCAATTAACTTTTTACTTGAAATTAACCCTTTCTCTTTGCCATAAAAACCAGGTGTTAAAATATTTGCTTCATTTAATAAAACAGCTATTTTATCATAAGAAATTCCTTCCAATACCCACTGAAAAATTTGTTTTACAACATTTGCTGCTTCTTCATCAACAATTAGTTTGTGACAATCATTAGGAGATTTTTATAACCATAAGGTGCTTTATCTCCTATAAATTTGCCTGCTCTCATATCTCTTACAGTTTGTTCTCTTATTTTTTTACTAGTATCTAGTGCGTAAGACTCATTTATCATATTCAACACAGGAAGCAATATATTGCTACTGTCTTCTTTTTCCGTATCAAAATTTTCATTTAAAGCAATAAAACGTACTTTATAAGCTGGAAAATAACTTTGTATGTAATAACCAGTATCAATGTAATTTCTTCCCAAACGGGAAAGGTCTTTTACAATAACACATTGTATTTTGCCTATTTCTATGTCATGCAGCATTTCTTGAAACGCTGGTCTTTCAAAAGATGAGGTTAGATAACGTAACTTGCAAGAAACCCGATAAAATCAAGGTTTAGGAACAGCAGACAAAAAGGTAATGTACGCTTAAAACTGAAAATTGAATAAAAACCCATGCAGGACAACCATTCCTGCAAAATCAGACGTTCAGAAATGAGCGTCTTTTTTTATCCCAATTACAGACGAAAGGGGCTGATAACATGGCAGTATTCCGAGTGGAAAAAAACAGGGACTACACCGTTATGTCAAACCACCACCTGCGCAATACTGACCTTTCCCTAAAATCAAAGGGACTGCTTTCACAAATGCTATCCCTGCCCGAAGAATGGGACTACACCTTAAAGGAGCTTTCCAAAATCAACCGGGAGGGCATAGACGCTATCCGGGAAGCAATACGGGAACTGGAACGGGCAGGATATGTGACCCGTACCAGAGTACGGAACGAAAAAGGACAGTTGGGGGCGGCTGATTATGTGATACATGAATTTCCAGTGCTGCCAAAGCCTATATTGGAAAATCCAACATTGGAAAACCCTATGCAGGAAAATCCAACGCAATTAAATAAAGAACTATCAAGTAAAGAATTATCAAATACGGATTTATTAAATAACCATTCCATTCCTATCCTTTCCACCCTTTCCAGACAGGAAGCGGCACAGCCGCAGGAACGGAAAGGAAACGGGTACACCAACATGGACGCAGTACGGGCTTATGAGGAAGTCATAAAGGACAATATCGAATACGCCTATCTGGTACAGGACAAGAACATTGACCGGGGTATGCTTGACGAGATTGTTTCCCTCATGCTTGAAACCGTCTGCACCCGCCGCAAGGTAATACGCATTGCCGGGGACGATTACCCCGCCGAGCTTGTGAAGTCTAAGTTTATGAAGCTGAACAGCAGCCATATCCAATTTGTGATTAACTGTATGCACCAGAACACCACCAAGATACGTAACATCAAGAAGTATCTGCTTGCGGTTCTTTTCAACGCACCAAACACCATTGACAGCTATTACACCGCCCTTGTCGCTCACGATATGGCAAGCGGCGTATTCTTATCACAGGACAGGGAGGACGACACCTTATGAAACAGGGAGCTTTGATTTTTGACAAAGAAAGCGGACGTTATAATATCCGCTTTGGGCTGAATGATTACTACGGCGGCTTGCATTGCGGCGAATGTTTTGACGTATTCGCAGGCGGCAAATGGAAGCCGACACGCATTGAAATGAGTACCGGGCAGGAATGGTATCTTATCGGTTTCAAGACGGACGTACTGGACGGCTTGCGTGTGCATAACAGATAACCGGGGCAGTTATTATGCGGCTTGCCGTCTACCTAAAAGGCAAAAACGCCAAGAAGTACCGCAAAGGCGTTGAGTACGGTTCTGCAAGGTGGGGCAACGCAAAAGATATTGAACCCTACATTGACCCGGACTTTTACAACAACGTCCTGCTGACGCAGACGGAACGGCTTACCATGAACAGCCGCTCCAAAAGCCCCAAGTATGCGAGGAATAAAAACGTGCTTGTGATAGGCGGTTCGGGCAGCGGCAAGACCCGCTTTTTTGTCAAGCCTAACTCAATGCAAATGCACAGTTCGTACTGCGTGACAGACTCCAAAGGTACAATATTATTAGAGTGTGGGAAGCTCTTAGACAAGGGCGGCTATAAGATAAAAGTGCTGAACACTATCAATTTCAAGAAGTCCATGCACTACAACCCTTTTGCCTGCCTGCACAGCGAGAAAGATATATTAAAACTTGTCAACACAATCATGGTAAACACCAAAGGCGAGGGCGAAAAGTCGTCCGAGGACTTCTGGACGAAAGCGGAAAAGCTCTATTACACCGCACTAATCGGCTACATCTACTACGAAGTCCCGGAGGAAGAAAAGAATTTTACGACCCTGCTTGACATGATAAACGCAAGCGAAGCAAGGGAGGACGACGAGGACTTTAAGAACCCCGTGGATTTGATGTTTGACCGATTGGAAGAAAAAGACCTAGAACACTTTGCCGTGAAGCAGTACCGCAAATATAAATTAGCTGCGGGCAAAACGGCGAAGTCGATTTTAATTAGCTGCGGCGCAAGGCTTTCTCCCTTTGACATTAAGGAGCTGCGGGAGCTTATGGAAACGGACGATTTGGAGCTTGACACGTTGAGGGACAGGAAAACCGCCCTCTTTGTCATTATCTCCGACACGGACGACACATTCAATTTCATTGTCGCCATGATGTATACGCAGCTTTTCAACCTCTTGTGCGACAAGGCAGATGATGTGTACGGCGGCAGGCTTCCCGTACACGTCCGCTGCCTGTTTGATGAAGTGGCGAATATCGGGCAGATACCCAAACTGGAAAAACTGATTGCCACCATACGAAGCCGGGAAATATCCGCCTGCCTTATCTTGCAGGCGCAGAGCCAGTTAAAAGCCATTTACAAGGACAACGCCGACACGATTGTAGGGAATTGCGACACGACTCTTTTCTTAGGCGGCAAGGAGAAAACCACGCTCAAAGAAATGTCGGAGCTTTTAGGGAAAGAAACCATAGATTTATACAACACTTCCGAGAACAGAGGAAAGGAAAAGACCTACGGGCTGAATTATCAGAAATTAGGCAAGGAGCTTATGACACAAGACGAGCTTTCCGTCATGGACGGCGGCAAATGTATCTTGCAGGTAAGGGGCGCACGCCCCTTTTTCAGTGACAAGTTCGACATTACCAAGCACCCAAGATATAAATTCCTTTCCGATTTTGACAAGAAAAATGTATTTGACATTGAGAAGTATCTAAAACGCCGCCCGGCAGCTATCAAGCCGGAAGAACCCTTTGACCTCTACGAGATTGACGGGGCAGATTTGCAGGAGGACACAGACCATGAAAAAACGTAACGCTGAAACAAAAGAAAAGCAGCTTGAAAGATTTCTGATGAATGTTGCGGAAACCGCAGAAAACGCATTGCGGGAATACTGGCAGGAACGGGACGCAGAAAACCGTATGTATGCAACGGAGTATGTCACACGCCGGGGGCTTATCCCGCAGCAGTAACAATATTGAAACCGACAGGACAGGGGAAGCTACACTTCCTCTACGCAGCCTTGCGGCAGCTACCCCTTTGTGTACTTGCCGGAAGCGGACACCCTGTAAGCAGGCTGCCCGCTTCCGGCAAGTCTAAGAAAAAGCACCGCCCGCAACGGAAAGGAGGGGAAAAGCCTATCAGAAACGTAAACACCGGGTACATGGTTCGTGCGCCCACCAGAGGGCGCACCACCCTTTACAACTGAATACCGCCACGCCGCAGCACCTACGCAGCGTGGGGACAGCCGCCAAAACAGGGCGGCTTTTTTCATACCCAAAAACCATTTTCCAAGCCGCAGGAAGCGGCAGAAAGCGAGGGCTATATGGCATTTTTTAATTCCGCAGTAGGCGTTTTGCAGACACTTGTTATCGCATTGGGCGCAGGTCTGGGCGTATGGGGCGTTATCAATCTCTTAGAGGGCTACGGAAATGATAATCCGGGGGCGAAAAGTCAAGGCATGAAACAGCTTATGGCGGGCGGCGGCGTTGCCCTTATCGGCACGACCTTAATCCCGCTGCTTTCCGGGCTGTTCGGATAATCCGGGAGGCCGCCGCTTATGGAGAGCATATTTGAAGCCATTAACGAATGGCTAAAGGAGCTTTTAATCGGGGCGATTAACGGAAACCTGTCAAATATGTTCGGGGACGTGAACGAGAAAGTCGGCACGATAGCGGCGCAGGCAGGGCAGACCCCGCAGGGGTGGAATGGCGGCGTGTTTTCCATGATACAGAACCTTTCACAGACCGTCATTCTCCCCATTGCGGGGCTTGTCATTACTTATGTGCTATGCGTGGAACTAATCAGCATGGTTACGGACAAGAACAGCCTGCATGACATTGACACTTTCATGTTCTTTAAGTATGTATTCAAAGCGTGGGTAGCCGTCTACCTTGTTACCCACGTTTTTGACATTACTATGGCGGTCTTTGACGTGGGGCAGCATTTAGTCAACAGTGCGGCGGGCGTGATAAGCTCCGACACCGCTATTGACGTGGAAAGCACCCTTGCCGCAATGACCGCCACAATGGAAACAATGGAAGTCCCCGAACTGCTTTTGCTTGTAATGGAAACCGCCCTTGTTAGTATGTGCATGAAGATTATGTCCGTGCTGATTACGGTTATCCTCTACGGAAGAATGATAGAGATATATCTGACCTGCTCCGTTGCCCCTATCCCCTTTGCCACCATGACTAACAGGGAATGGGGAAGCATTGGGAACAACTACCTAAAAGGCTTGTTCGCATTGGGCGTACAGGGCTTTTTCATCATGGTATGCGTTGGTATCTACGCCGTGCTTGTAAATGAAATGGTAATCGCCGCAAACCTGCACAGTGCCATTTTCAGCATAGCCGCCTACACCGTGATACTCTGCTTCTCCCTCTTTAAGACGGGAAGCCTTGCAAAGAGCATTTTCCACGCACATTAGATTTCAGACAACGCCCCATGCGGGCAGAAAGGAGGACAACAAATGGCGTATGTCACAGTACCCAAAGACCTTACGAAAGTAAAGACCAAAGTTGCGCTGAACCTTACCAAGCGGCAGCTTGTGTGTTTCAGCATGGCGGCAGCCGTGGGCGTTCCCCTGTTCTTTCTCTTGAAAGGCAGCGTCCCGCAGACAGCAGCGACCTTTCTCATGGTTCTTGCCATGCTCCCGTTTTTCCTGTTCGCCATATACGAAAAGCACGGACAGCCCCTTGAAAAAGTGTTAGGCAACATCATAAAAGTGTTTTTCCTCACGCCAAAGGAACGACCCTACCAGACGGAAAACTATTACGCCGTCTTAGCGAAGCAACGGAAATTGGAAAAGGAGGTAACAGCCATTGCAAAAAAAAGCTATCAAAGACAGACCGCAAAACCAGCAGGCAAAAGAGAAAATCTGGCTCACACGGGCAGAAAAAAAGCAGATAGCCGCCCTCATGCGACAGGCAAAGGGGGACGGGAAAAAGCGCACCGCACAGCAGACAATCCCCTACTTGCAGATGTACCCGGACGGGATATGCCGGGTAAAGGACAATCTTTTCTCAAAGAGCGTTGAGTTTTCCGACATCAACTATCAGCTTGCACAGCCGGACGACAAGACAGCCACCTTTGAAGCCCTTTGCGACTTCTACAACTCCCTTGACAGCTCCGTAGGCTTGCAGCTTACCTTTGTGAACCGCATAGCCAGGCAGGGGAACTTCTCAAAGAGTATCGCCATACCGCCGCAGCAGGACGGCTTTGATGATGTGCAGGAGGAATACGCCGCCATGCTCAAAGAACAGCTTGCAAAGGGCAACAACGGGCTTGTGAAGCACAAATACCTCACATTCACACTGGAAGCCGACAGCCTTAAAAATGCAAAGTCCCGGCTTTCCCGACTGGAAACGGATATATTAAACCACCTCAAAATCTTAGGGGCGGCGAACCGACCCCTTGACGGGAAAGAACGGCTTGAAGTGCTGCACGGCATTTTCCACCCGGACGGGGACAGGAAATTTTTATTCAACTGGAAATGGCTTGTACCGTCCGGGCTTTCCACGAAAGATTTCATTGCGCCGCCCTCATTCGCTTTCAAGAACGGGCGGCTTTTCAGCATGGGCTACAAGACCGGGGCGGTATCGTTCTTACAGATACTTGCACCGGAACTCAATGACCGCCTGCTTGCCGACCTTTTGAACGTAGACGGGCATTTATTGGTAAACCTGCATATCCGCAGTATCGACCAGAGCGAAGCCATAAAGACCATAAAACGCAAGATAACAGACCTTGATGCAATGAAGATAGCCGAGCAGAAAAAGGCGGTATGCAGCGGGTGTGACATGGATATAATACCGTCCGACCTTGCCACCTACGGCGGGGACGCAAAAGACCTGCTGCGGGACTTGCAGAGCCGCAACGAGCGAATGTTTCTCCTTACGCTGCTTGTGGTAAACCTTGCAGACAACAAACAGCAGCTTGACAACCAGATATTCCAGACGGCAGGCGTGGCGCAGAAAGCCAACTGTTCCCTTGTGCGCCTTGACTATCAGCAGGAAGCCGGGCTTATGTCGTCCCTGCCTTTGGGACTGAACGAAATCCCCATACAGCGGGGGCTTACCACGTCAAGCACGGCTATCTTCGTGCCGTTTACCACGCAGGAGCTTTTCCAGAACGGGGAAGCCCTCTACTACGGCTTGAACGCACTTTCCAACAACATGATACTTGCAGACCGCAAGAAACTGAAAAACCCCAACGGGCTTATCTTAGGGACACCGGGAAGCGGCAAGAGCTTTTCCGCAAAGCGGGAAATCACAAACGTATTCCTTGTTGCGGACAAAAAGGACTGTATCTTGATATGCGACCCCGAAGCCGAGTACGCACCCCTTGTCAACCGTTTAGGCGGGCAGGTAGTGAAAATCTCCCCCACAAGCAAAGACTTTGTGAACCCTATGGACTTGAACCTCAATTATTCCGAGGACGAAAGCCCCCTGTCACTGAAAAGCGATTTTATCCTTTCCCTTTGTGAGCTTGTCGTTGGCGGCAAAAGCGGCTTAGAGCCTGTCGAAAAGACCATGATTGACCGAGCCGTGCGTGAGGTGTACCAGGCGTACCTTGCAGACCCCAACCGTCCAAAATGCCGATTTTAGAGGACTTGTATAACGCACTAAAGGCGCAGCCGAAAGCGGAAGCCGCACGGGTAGCCGCAGCCCTTGAATTATATGTGCATGGAAGCCTTAACGTGTTCAACCACCGCACCAACATAGACATACATAACCGTCTTGTCTGCTTTGACATTAAGGAATTGGGAAAGCAGCTCAAAAAGTTAGGTATGCTCATCATACAAGACCAAGTTTGGGGGCGAGTGACCGAGAACCGGGAACGCCACGCTAACACATGGTACTATTCAGACGAATTTCATTTGCTGTTAAAGGAGGAACAGACGGCGGCTTATTCCGTGGAGATTTGGAAGCGTTTCAGAAAATGGGGCGGCATACCCACGGGCATAACGCAGAATGTAAAAGACCTTTTAGCGTCACGGGAAATTGAAAATATTTTTGAAAACAGCGACTTCATCTATATGCTGAACCAAGCGGGCGGCGACAGACAGATTTTAGCGAAGCAGTTAGGCATTTCCAATAAGCAGCTTTCCTATGTGACCCACTCCGAAGCCGGGCAGGGGCTTATCTTCTACGGCAACGTGATACTCCCCTTTGTAGACCGCTTCCCGGCAGATACCGAGCTTTACCGTATCATGACGACCCGCCCGGAGGAACTTGCACAGCCATAACCCGCAGAAATACGGGGACAGAAAGGAGGAATGAAGCATAAAACCATTGACACATTTAAGCCTGTTTACAGGGATAGGCGGCATTGACCTTGCCGCCGAAGCCGCAGGCTTTACAACCGTCTGCCAGTGCGAATGGGCAGACTACCCCGCCGTCGTGCTTGAAAAGCACTGGCCGGACGTGCCACGTTTCAAAGACATTCAATCACTGACAAAGGAGGCTTTCTATGAAAAAACAGGGCAGAAAGAACTCACGCTCCTATCCGGGGGCTTCCCCTGCCAGCCCTTTTCCTCAATCGGCCCAAGAAAAGGGTTTGCAGACACCCGCTACCTCTGGCCGGAAATGTGCCGCGTCATTAACGAACTGCGGCCCCGTTTCGTGCTTGGCGAAAATGTTGCTAACTTCATCAATATGGGTGTAATGGGGTAGAAAGAATGGCAAAAAAAAGAGTGTGGAAAAAATATTAAAAAAGCGGGAGATGTAGGAATAGCAAGGGATTGCGAGAAAAAAGAAAAATTGATTGCCATTCTTTATGAACGGGGGAAAAAGGGAAAACAGGGGCAAAAGGGAGGAGTTAAAAAAATGAGAAGGATTTTTTAACTTTTTTTTTAACTTTTTTAAAAGCTAGTAAAATCAAGGTTTAACAGTTTTTCAAAAGGGAAAAAAACAAAAAAAGAGCTGGAAGAAGAAGGAAAATATTGACGAACTAATATTGACGAACTAGGCATTTTGTTCGCCAATCAGAAAAGCTAGTAAAATCAAGGGTTTGAGAGAGGAGAAAGAGGAAAAGCAAAAAAATGGTTCAAAAAGAATGGCAAAGTGTAAAAAAGCAAATGAATGAAAAATAGTTCAGTGTAATATAAAAATTTAAGAAATAAAGAATAGGTATAAATGATACGTGTTAGACAAAACAAAAAATTTTGAAAAATCTGGTACTAAAAAAACATAAAAAACAGGGTAAAAAATAAAACAAAAAAATGCAAAACACGGTTTAAAAAAACATATAATCATATTTCTATATAAAGTGTAGTAGAAAAGAGAAGCACAAGATTGATGCAGAAAAAAGCAGGAGAGAAACAATATGAAAAAGGAAAAAAGAAAAGATTACTTAGAAAATCATAAAAAGGATAGTGATTTTGTATGGGTGAGAAAGTATTTTAAATTACCCAATGGTGTGCTCCTTGAGGTAAGATACCCACATTACTTTTACAAAGAAGAAGATAGTAAGACAGATGTAATTAAAAAATTTAATATGGTTATTGATAGAGAGATTAGGTGTGCATCAACAAGCAGGAAAAATAAAAATTTAAAAAATGGTAGCAAAAAAAGAATGATAATGACTATATAAAGATAAGAGCAAAAGAAAAAAGGGAAAGTGTTAATCAATCCCTTCTTCATCAGAATATTCTAAACATTCTTTTATAAGTTTTTTTAGTTTATTCCATGCAGTTTTAGGTAATGTTTTTTGTTCGGGAAGTCGAATTTTTTCCATTTCAGTTAAAAAAATTTGTTCGTATTGTTCTAAAGTTTGAGGATAATTTTCAACAGCTTCTGCTACCCAATCTGATACAGCAGGAGCAATAAAGGTATCTTGTTTAAATGCTGGGCAAGAAGTTGAGCTATGTACGTTATTAGGACCAGAAAAATCTAAGTAATAAAGTTCAAAGCATTTTACAAGCATTCCATAAGGAGAAAATTTATGCTGTGCATAGCCTGTTTCTAACAGATGATATTTTGCATTACGATATAAACCAAAATCTCTACGTTTTAGATGAAATTCTGCTTCTGCTGTATATTCGTCCCAATCAAAAGAAAGACGTTCTTGCTGTAATGGTTTCCATTCCTCTTCAGACAACAACATATATTCTTCAGAATGAAAATTTTGTTTTACATAAAACCGTTTTTTGCAATGAGGACAAACACGGCTGCGAGTAGACAGTTTTTCTATCATATTTTGACAGTAAGGACATTGTTTTGACTGAAAACGAGCAGAAAAACGAGTGTACTCTTTTTCTAATATACCATATTCTTCATGGTTGGCATAATACATTTCTTCAAAAGGAGAAGGTGTTTGATTTTCGCTATCTGGAAAAACAGTGAACATTGTTATTTCTGTATTGAATTTTGATTGATTTTTTTTAGCTATTTTTTCAGCATTTTTTGCATTAAAATTGTCAATTAGTTCATTTTGTTTATTCATTTTTTTTACAAATTTTTTTAGTTCCTTTTTTTGTTTTTGAAATTGTTTTTCTTTAAATACCTTTTTTTGTTCTTCATTCCATTCTTCTATTTTATTAAAAAATGCTGTGGTTTTTTCAAAAAAACTCATAAAAAAGCTCCTTTCTATTTAGAAATATGTCATATGTTGTAAAAAAGTATAGCAGAAATAAATATAAAATGTCTATATAAAAAAGAAAAATAATAAATATAAAGCAGAAAAGTGACAAAAAAGGCAAAAAATTAGATAAAGAAAATAGACATAGAAATATATCTATGCAAAAAGGAAGATAAAAAGATTGGGAAGCTAGTAAGTATTTTTATAACTTATAATAGAAATTAAAAATTTACAAGGAAAGTTAAAAAAATTATGAGAAGGGTTCAACATAGAATGGGGGAAAATATATGAATTATAAAAAAATGATTATAGAGGCAATAGAAAAAGTGAAAGATGAGAGAATTTTAAAAAAGATATATTACTTTGTTACAAAAATATTGGACTAGGATTTCCTAGTCCTTTTTAGACTCCAGCATAAAATTACACATTTTTTCTAATACTTCCCAATCTGGTTCTTCTAATTTAGAGAGAGCAGAAATCAGCCTTTTTTTGAAAGTATCATCATCTTTTTTAAGTAATGTACCTATAAAAGAGGCAATTTCTTCATCTCTTGTTTTAATTAAAAACATTTCCCCTTCACCAGTACGAAGCCATTGTTCATTTACATCAAATTCTCGAATAATAGCAAGCGTCATTTGTTCTGTAACATTTCTATTTCCACTTTCTATTTTAGAAATAGCAGCTCCTGTTATTCCTAGTTTTTTTCCAAATTCTTCTTGACTTAATAATACAGATTTTCTGATAGCTTTTAGCCTTGTATTTAAACAATTACACATATATAAAGTCCTCCTTTTTATAATAAAAGTTTAACATTAAAATTTGTCATAGTCAAGAAAAAATACTTGACAAACTTAACTTTGTCATATAAAATAATGTCAAAGTTAAGAAATGAGGTGTGATTGATATGACAGAAAAAGAAAAAAGATTATTTTTGTTTTTATTAAAGCATTTCCTTTGTTAAGTGATTTACAGCAAGAAAAATTATTAGCATTTGCAGAAGGTATGGCTTTTATGGCTGAAAGAAACAAAGAAAAAGAAATAAAAAAGATAATTGAAAATCAATAATTATAAGTAATATATGTCCAAACGGTGTAACAAAAAATAAAAAAGTGAAAGGAAGATAAAAAATGAATGTATTGCAAGTAATTGAACAAAGAGAAATTTTAGGAAAACAATTGACAATGTATGGAGATTTTGAAGACCCCTTGTTTTTAGCAAAGGAAGTTGCAGAATGGATAGAAAATAAGCAACCTACACAAATGGTTGAATTGGTAGATGAAGATGAAAAGCTGAAGTGTATAATAAACACCTCAGGTCAAAACAGAGAAATGTGGTTTTTAACAGAAGATGGACTATATGAGGTGTTGATGCAGAGCAGGAAGCCTATTGCAAAGCAATTCAAAAAAGAAGTAAAAACATTATTAAAAAATATTAGAAAAAGAATGTTTTCACCAAATTACATAAGTGGGACAAGCCCATATAGCATAGAGGACATTGTAAGAGAAACGATATGTCAAGTAGTTCCCATTATTATAAAGGAGTTAGAGGATAGGACAGAAAGAGAAAAACAAGCAGAAAAAGAAATGGAAAAACTAGAGATAAAAGCAAAACGAAAAATTGAAAGGCTTATTTGTGCTGGAAATCACAGTTATTCTAGCATAGCAAGAATATTAACAATGGACGGAATTGAAATCTCTCCTGCAACGGTATGCTTTTATGCGGAAAGTATGGGGATTATGGATTGAGAAGGAAAAGGCAGAAGAAAAAACTTTCTGCCTTTTATACTAATTTTTTTTTGATAAAGAATTAATCATTTTTTTGATTAATTCTTTATCATCATCGCTTAGTAAACTATATTCTTTTACAAGCTGTTTTATTTCATTATCAACATTTAATTCATTAATTATATTTTCAGGCATTGGCTTAGCGCTAACTAGAGAGTTATCAGATAATACTTGATTACTAACTAAAGTATCTAATGAAATTCTAAAAGCATCTGCAATAGCGATAGCATTTTTTATAGTAGGACTTTTTTTACCCTTAACATATTCAGACATTAAAGATGTTTGAATTCCAGTCAATCTACATAAATCAGCTTGTTTTAAATTTTGTTTATCTAATAGTATTTTAAGATTTTCACTAAAGTTCAATATAATCACCTCATAATAGCATTAACTTTATTGAGTAATTTTTTCTGATAAAGAATTAATCATCTTTTTGACTAATTCTCTATCATTATCGCTTAGTAAACTGTATTGTTTTGCAAGTTGTCTTACTTCATCATCAATGTTTAATCCAGCAGTTACATCTTCAAACATTGGTTCAGTACCGTTTATGAGCCAATCTGAATTTATATTATATTCACGACATATATCGCGAATAGTACGTTCAGTAATATTTCTGGTTCCTTTTTCCATATTAGTGATTGCGCCACCAGACATATTGATAGTAGCTCCAAAAGCACGAGTAGTTAAATTAAGCTGTGTTCTTAAATATTTTAATCGCTCATGAATGTTCATTATTTACACCTCCGTGAAATCATTATAGCATATTTTGATTTCAAAGTAAACAAAAAAACAAAAAAGTATTGACAAAAATTTCAAAGAATGTTATTATGTTTTCAATGAAAACAAAGGAAGGAGATTTTTAAATGAATGAAAAAAAAGTAACAGATGTAAAAGATACTGCTTTAAAATTAAATGAAATTCGTTTACATTATCCAGAAGATTATTTTTATTTAAAAGGGTGGATACATTGCCTTTTACAAAAAGGAAAGGAGGAAAGAATGATATGCAACAAGTAATGTTATTTGAAAACCAAGAATTTGGACAGCTTAGAATGATTTTTATTGAAGGAAAACAGTATTTTATGGCAAATGATGTAGCTAAGGCATTAGGTTATTCTGAACCTAAAAATGCAGTTGCAAGACATTGTAAGGGGGCACTGAAACAGTCCTACCTTACAAATGGCGGAAAACAAGAGGTTAATTTTATACCAGAAGGTGATGTTTACAGGCTAATTATTCGTTCTAAACTACCAAAAGCAGAGGAATTTGAAAAATGGGTATTTGATGAGATATTACCTTCTATCAGACAGACAGGCAATTACATAAGTGGGACAAGCCCATACAGCATAGAGGACATTGTGAGGGAAACAATCTGTCAAGTAGTACCAATTATTATAAAAGAGTTAAAGGACAGAACAGAAAGAGAAAAACAGGCAGAAAAAGAGATTGAAAAATTAGAGATAAAAGTAAGAAGAAAAATTGAAAGGCTTATTTGTGCTGGAAATCACAGTTATTCTAGCATAGCAAGAATATTGACAATGGACGGAATTGAAATCTCTCCTGCAACAGTGTGCTTTTATGCGGAAAGTATGGGGATTGCTGATTAAAAGTGGAAAAGGAAAATATAAAAATATCTGATGCTGCACTATTTGAAACAGAAGAACATTATTTCAATATATATAGCAAAGTAGTAACAGATGAAAGAACAACGATAAAAAATAAAATAAAAGAAATAGAAAAATCGCTAGAAGAATGTGCAAAATGGGTGTTATTTTTGACAGTATCTGTAATTGCTATATTAATGATTGAATTATTGTAACAATATCAAATTGATGTAGTAAAGAGAAATGGAGCAGTAAAAAATGAAAAAATGTTATTTTTATGAGGACGAACTAATACAAGAAATACAAAAAATTGTAGAAAAAAACAACAGAAACAGCAAAGAACGTAACCTGATTGTAATTGTAGAAAATCAAAACAAAAATGGGACGGTTCTTATCAATAAACATATTAGCAGAGATGCTGCAATGTCTTTGTTAACATCAGCGATTTGCAATATTTTATATCATGAAAAAGCAGATTTTGTTACGCTTGAAATGATTGCAGAACATTGTAAAAAAAATATTCTTTATGTTTTGAAAGAAATAGAAAGAATAAAAGAAAATAAATAAAGTGGTATGAAAAGGCGGCTGTTGGAGAAAGGAGCTCCGTTCAGCCGCTCATAAAATATCTGAATTGGATAGAGTATACCACAAAAAATATATTTTTGCAAACAAATTTTTAAAAATGATTTTTTTATAATATATATGAAAAATCGTACTAAAAGGTGGTAGTTGGTATGAGTGTAAAAGAAACTTATTTAACAGTAAAACAACTGGCAGAAATAAAAGGCTGCACAGAAAGATATATACAATCTTGTGTTAACAAAGGAAAAATCATTGCAGAAGTAACGATTGGGCAAGTTGGTGGAAATGCTGGAACACATTACAGTATACCCCTTTCCAAGCTAGACGAAAAAGTACAACTCAAATACAAAAGATATTTGAAAAAGCTACAGAAGGAAGCAGAAAAGCAAGTTCAAGAGCAAGAAATAGAAGAACAACAAAGAAAGATAACAGCAGATTTGACAGAAAGAGAAAAAGAAAAGGCGATGTTTTGGCGGAAGTTACTGAAAAGTTGGCAAAGCTACAGAGGAAAAGAAGCAGACAAAGAAAAGGCTGACAATGAATTTATAAAAGTAATGAATGTGCAAAATGAAGGTATGAATTTGAGCAGAAGAACGCTTTACAGAAAGTGGAACAGTTTTGTAATGGAAGGAGAGGCAGCACTTGCTGATGGACGTGGCAAGCATAGCAATCACAACAGAAAAATGACAAAAGAGATATTTGACGTGTTTGAATATTATTATCTAAACGAGAACAAGCCCAGCATAAAGCAATGTATGAGAGAAACAGAACTTTATTTTGAGGGGAAAGAAATGGAAATGCCTTGTTATACCACGTTTAAAAGAAGTGTTCAAAAAATACCAAAAGCTATCAAAATGTATTTTAGAGAAAGAGAAAAGGTATTCATAGACAAATGTGCACCATATATCAAAAGAATGTATGAAGATTTGGAAAGTAATGATATTTGGGTAGCAGACAACCATACATTTGATGTTATGGTGGAAAAAGAAGGAAAACCAGTAAGGGTATATTTAACGGCTTTTATGGACGTAAGAAGCCGAAAAATGACAGGCTGGTGCGTGACAGATGCACCAAGTTCTGATGCAACAATATATGCGTTAAAAAAAGGCTGTGAAAAGTTCGGTGTACCAAAAAGTATATACACTGACAACGGACGTGAATTTTTATTCCATGATTTAGGTGGAAATGGTTTCAGAAAAAAAAGAAAAAACGGAGAAGAATTAAAACTTCCCTCTATACTGGACGATTTAGGAATAGAATTTCGCACTGCATTACCTAGAAATGCAAGGGGAAAAGGCATAGAAAGAGCATTTTGCACGGTAAAAGAACATTTTAGCAAGCTATTTGAAAGCTACACAGGTGGTACGATATTAGAAAGACCTGACAGGTTGAAAGAGATGGTAAAAACAAGGAAGGGACTACCTAATATAGAGGAATTTATACAGTATGTAGATATTTACATAGAAGGTTGGTACAACAAACAGCCTCATGAAGGTACAGGAATGAAAGGAAAATGTCCTGATGAAGTGTTTGCAGAAAATATGATAACAAAAAGAGTATTGCCAAAAGAAAAATCAGATTTGATGTTTATGAGATATGCAAAAAGTAATACAGGTATGTTAAAAGTAGGAAAAAATGGTATTACATTAACATTTTATGGTAAGCAACTGCAATACTGGAATGAAGAATTATGGAAGGAACATTTCGGACAAAATGTATATGTAAGATACAATCCAGAAGATTTAAACAATGTAAGAATATATGATGAACAAAAAAGATTTTTGTGTATTGCAGCATTGAAAGAAGAATTGAGTTATACGGCAAGCAAACAAGAAGTGAAAAAACAGCAACAGCAAAATAAAAATGCAATAAAAGAAGTGGCAAATTATAAAGCCAAAAAAGAAATGGAACAAAAAGACGCACTTACAATGCTACTAGAAAAGGCATTAAAAGAAGAAAGCCAAAACAAACCAGTGATACCAAAAATCGCGCAGCCAGTGTTTTACAGTGAAAATCAAATAAAAAATACTGGTGATACAACAGAAGTAGTTGCACTACCAAATGTAGCAGGAGGAGAAGGCATAGACTGGACCAAGGGAATAGAAAGACTAAAAAAAGTAAAAGAATTGGAAAATAATTTATTTTAAAAAGTCTTTAAAATGCTTTTAAAAGGCGTTTAAAAAGGTTTTAATCGTTAAAAAAATAAAAAGTTAGGAGGCTGTAAAAATGATAGAACAAGAACAAGCAATACAAAAGCTATTAACATATAAAGAAACAACAGGAAAAACACAATCAGAAATTGCGAAAGAATTGGATATTTCAGACCCACAGCTTAGCCAGTTTTTAAAGGGAGTATATAAATCTCCTCATATTATTATACCTAAAATAGAGCAGTTTTTTGAACTGAAGGCACAAAAGGAAATCGCACCCAAAGCACCAGAATATAAAGGAACAAGTATTAGCAACAAAGTGTATAAACTCATAGAATACTGCCATATACAAGGCAAAATTGCAGTTGCGTATGGTGATGCAGGAGTAGGAAAAACAATGGCAATAAAGCAATATGCTAAAAAACACCCTGAAGGAGCAATTGTAATTACAGTGTCCCCTTGTTTTGCAAGTATTACAGGGGTAAATGAATTGATAGCAGAACAATTAAGAATAAGAGAAAAAATAGCAAGGAAAATATACAGTGAAGCCGTAGCAAAATTAAAAAGAAGTAACAAAGTACTTATTATAGATGAAGCACAACATTTAACTGTACGAGTAATAAATCATTTAAGATGTATGAGTGATGAAAGTGGTATAGGCATTGCATTTATAGGAAATGATGAAATTTATTTAAAAATGAGAGGAAGCGGACAAGCTTCTTATGCACAGCTTTACAGCAGAATAGCATACAAAGAACACATTACAACAAACAGCATTACAAAAGAAGATATTGCATTACTTTTTGAAGAGAATGAATTAGAAGAAAATGTCATTGAATTATTACTCGCTATTAGCAGAACAAATTACGGTGTTAGAGGAGCAGTAAATGTATTTGTGAATACAGCAGCAGTATTTGGACAAATAAACAGTAAAAATATTGCAGAGATAGCAATAGAAATGAATATTAGACCATAAGGAAGTGTTAAAAATGATAACAATAAAAATGAAAGACGAATATTGCAGCGTAACAGTAGAAGGAAGTGCTACAGAAGCATTAGAAGAATTATCGGAAATTACAAAAATAATGCTACAGAAAACATTGATGGAATTAAATATCAGACCGCAATATTATGCAGGTTGTGTTAGATATTTTATAGATGCGTTAGAAAGAGAGTTTTTGTAAAAATAAGGAGTGAAGGGCGTGAGAAAAAGAGTAAACTGCAATGAAAATTGTTTCGAGTGCATTTATGATGATTGTATTATGGATATTTTGCCAAGTGAAAGAGAAAAGCAAAGAGAAAGACAAAAACTTTATTATCAAAGGCATAGAGAAGAAAAAAAGCTTATTATAGAGCATATTATCAAAAACAAAAAGGAGTAATCAAAAATGCAGAATGAAATATTTATCGCTTTTATGGTAGGTTGGGCAGCAGCAATAGTATTTAGTATGGTAGGAGGTATAATATTGTGGCTTTATATAGAATGGGAAAAAACAAAGATAAAAAAGTTAGAGTTAGAAAAAATTGTGTGTATTACAAAATGCAAATTAAAAGAATTAGAAAATGAAAATCATAAGGAAATAGAAAAACTAAAGGAAATCAATGAAAAATTATGACAGAAAAACAAAGAAAGTTATTATTTGTATTGGCAAAACAAAGAGGTATGGATAATGAATTATTACATAGTTATGTAGAAACACAAACAGGAAAACAAAGTATTACAGAAGTAACAACACAAGAAGCAAAAACATTGATAGATGGATTGCAGGAAAAGAAACAAACAGTAAAAGGATATATTACGGAAAAACAATTAAAATATGTAAAAGGGCTTTGTCAATGTTTAAGTTGGGAAGAAAAAGCACTTAGGCAATTTATAGAAAAGCAGTATGGTATTTCTAATGTAAATTGGCTGACAAGCAAACAAGCAGCAAAACTGATTGAAGGATTAAAAAATATATGGGAAAAAGATAAAAGAGGGTAGTAAAAAACCCTCTTTTATTGTTTGTGTTTTATTCTGTTTGTTCTGATGCAGAGGCAAGAAGTTCTATTCTTGTTTTCATGAGTTGTTTTAATTCTTCTATATCTTCTAACGTTGCTTGATTTTTAATAAAACTTCTTGAAGTGGAACGGTTACGCAAATATTTTGCTTTTTCTCTATTTTTTTCTTGCCATTTTTTGTTAGCTTCTGTTTGTGGGTTTATTTGTTTTGTTTCTGTTTGCAAATAAATCAACTCCTATTTATGAAATATGATAAGGTAAAGACCTACAACAACTACAATTAATTTGGCAATTTCAAAAGCAAGTTCTAAAAGTGCAATGATTAAAGATTTTGTAGAATTTTTCATTGTATTTAAGAGTGGTTTTATGATATAATATATTAGTAGATGGGAGGGTTTCCCCTCCCGTGGGTATTAGAATATGCTGTCTATAACCATTTTAATAACGGCTATGAGAGTGCTTAATTCTAACATGAGCTCAATAAGTGCTGCTATCACTTTTTTGAGCTCTTTTATTTTTTCTACTAATTTCTCCACCCTTTTTCCCTCCTTTCTTTTTGTATTTTTTTACTTCATTCCCCCTTTCTGAACACTATTATACTATCAATAGTATAGTTTGTCAATAGAAAAATGAAAATTTTTTTAAAAACTGTAAAAAAATTTATTTTTCGTATTCTGATTGGATTTTATAATAATATGATATAATAGTATAAAAGACAAAAAAGGGAGGTATTCTATGAAACAAAAATACAAAGAATATGCAGAACTAATAGGAATGGAGAATTTAACAATGTTATCTCATGTATTTGGAGGGAGTAATATTTATATTCCAAAAGAGAAAGAATTACAAAAAAGAGAAAAATATAAAAAGATATTAGAAGAATTTACAGGAGAGAATACAAAAGAATTAGCAGAAAAATATTGTATTTCTGAAAGAACAATATACAGAATGATAAAAAAGTACAAAGAAAAAAAGTTTTGACAGTTTTTGAAGGACTTGTCACAAAAAATATGTTATAGTAAAAATAGAGAAAAACGAAGGGAAGGAGGAGGCTGTAATATCGACAGAAAAAAATAGAAGTCATGGAAAAGTGGATAAACTGCCAGAAGTGATAAGAAAAGAAGTGGAAAACAGGCTTCTTGAGGGGCACACTTATGAAGAAATTGCAAAATATTTAAAAGAAATGGGACACAACATATCCAAAACAAGCATACACAGATATGGAAAACCTTTTTTGCAAAAATTTGAAAGTGTGAGATTAGCAAAGGAATATGCACAGTTATTGGCAGAAGATAATGCAGAAAGACCTACTACAGAACTACACGAAGCCAACAATGCACTTATCAGTCAAATGATTATGCAAGTATTGATAAATGAAAATATAAAACAAAAGGAAAAAATAGAAGCCGCACGCTCTATTGCAACATTACAAAGGGCACAAGTACAGAATGAAAGATTAAAGCTTCATGCAAGAAAAGAAGCAGGAGCAGTACATACAGCATTAAAAAAATTAAAACAACAAGTATATGAGGAAATAGGAAAAAACCACCCAGAAGTAGCAAAAGAGATTATCAAAATAGCAGACGATATAGAAAAAGAAACAGAAAAATAATTATTTATAGAAAGACTTTCAATGTCTTATGTCAGTAACATTACTACGTCCAAAATAATCCGACAAAAAATGGACAAAAAAGAAAAAGGTATCATATTCATCAAATATATTCACTAATGAGGAAGTGATAAAATGTGGCAGGAGCGAGCGAAGGCTCTTTTTTTTATGGAGAAAAAAAGTATTAGAGAAATTAGCATAATGCTATTAAAAAGTGAGAAAAGCATATATCGTTATTTAAAAAAATTGCCTGAGTACAAGCAAGAAAAAGAAAAAAGAAAAAAAGAAAACAGACAAAAGCGAAAGGCATATCAAAAGCAATGGGACAGACAAAACAGAGTAGAAGGATACACAAATATCAATGGAGAAAGTCTAAAAAGAGAACATGATTTAGCAGCAATTATATTAAGCAGGGAGAAATATGCATGAGCTTTTTAGAAGAATTTAGGAGCATTTCTACAGGGGAAAAAACACAAAGAGAAGCAGAAATTGAAAAAGGCAAAAACAGTTTCAGGCAATATTGCAATATGATAAACAGTGATTTTTTTAAAAAGGAAAGAAGCTATCAAGATATTGTTTGTGATACATTACAAAAAATGTATGAAAGAAAAATGATAAATGAGAAAACAAAAAAGCCTTATGACATACTGATATTAAATTTACCTCCCGGTTTTGGAAAAAGTTATACAGCGAGTTTATTTGCAACATGGGTATTAGGTAAAAATCATAAAAACCAAGTCATTACCGTAAGTTATGGGCAGGATTTGGCAATATCGTTTTCTAAAACAGTAAGAAATACTATACAATTAGAGGAATATCATGACTTTGTGCCTACCAGTTTTTTCCCTGAATTAAAAATAAAAGAAGGCGATGGTGCAGCGGATAAATGGGCATTAAAAAATGCTTATATGAGTTATTTAGGTACTTCATTTACTGGAAAGCTAACAGGTATGAGAGGAAATCTGATTATTATAGATGACCCTATTAAAAATGCAGAAGAAGCGATAAACGAAAAAGTAAAACAAGGGCATTTTGATTTTTATAAAAACACACTCACTTCCAGAATGCTGCCAAACAGTTTACAGATTATCATACAAACTAGATGGGCTACAGATGATTTAGCTGGAAAGATAATGACAGAATATACAGAAAGATGTTATGTATTGCAGTTAGCAGCATTGGATAAAAATGATAAAAGTATTTGCGAAAGTTTATATCCTACAGAAGATTTAATTCGAAAAAGAGAAACACTTGATGAACATATTTGGTTAGCGAATTATATGCAGCAACCTATTGATATAAAAGGGGTATTGTATGGAAAATTTAAAACTTATGATGTAATAGATAGTGATTTGTTTGAAAGACAGATTGCTTATATTGATACAGCAGATGAAGGAAAAGATTACTTGTGTGCTGTAATAGGCGGTGTGATAGGAAGATATGGTTATATTACAGGAATTTATTATACAGACAAGCCTATGGAGATAACAGAACCAGAAACAGCAAGACTTTTATCATTATTACAAACAAGAGATTGTTTGATAGAAAGTAACAACGGAGGTAGAGGATTTGCTAGAAATGTAGAAAGAGAACTGAAAAAATTAAAATGCAGAAAATGTAATGTAACATGGTTTCATCAAAGCAAAAATAAAAATACCAGAATACTTGTTAATGCAACAAATGTAATGGAACAAATAATATTTCCAGAAGGCTGGGAGAAAAAATACAAAGAATTTTACAAAGCAATAAGCAATTATCAAAGAAAAGGCAAAAATGCACATGATGATGCTGCTGATGCACTGACAGGATTTGTAGAAATGATAAATGGAGATGTCAAAGGTAGAATGAAACCAATAGCAAGCCCTATCAGAGCATTCAAGTTATTTTAAATGAATTCTAAGGAGAAATGATAAATATGGAAATTGCAAAAGGATATGAAAAAAATGCTATCATGGGACAAATGATATACCCTTGTGAGATATATCAAACACCAACAGAAACAGAAGAAAATACAGAAAAAGAAAAAGAAGAACTGCAAACAGAACAAAAGTCAGATAATGAGGAAGAAGAATGAAAAATTTTATAGAGGGATTTCGAGAATACAGTAAGGACAATCAAGAGCCTTATTTTTTTACAGAAAAAGAAATACAAAACAATGTTGAGGTTGCTTTAAAATTATATTCTAAAAAAAAGCCAATATTACGAGAAGGCAATATTACTATTTTAGAAGGACAAAAAATATATGCCTTGCCTGAAGATTATCAAACATGGTACAAAGGATTAGAAAAGTATGCTATCGTAGGAAATTGTATTGTTTTAAAAAATAGTTTTTGTGGAAAAATTTCCTTTTTGTATTATGCAGACAGAACCATTACAGAAATACCAGAAAAGGAACTATATTTATTTTACAATTATTGTCTGGGAGAAATGATGTATAAAAAAGTGATAAATATAACAGAAGATAATATAGCAGAAGGAATTGTAAAAGAAATGAAATTAGGACGTGGATTAGATTTGACATTTGAAGAAAATAAAAATGCAAAAGAGATATTACTGGATTATGTACAAAACAAAAGACTAGAATTTTTAAATGCTATCAAAGCAAAAGCAACAGGGAGTTGGTGCTAATGCAGGTAGATTTAGCAAAAGTAGTATTAAAAAAGTTGCAAACAGTTCAAAAAATGAATTGTGAAACAGAAATGACATTGCTACAGAAAACAGGAAATGTAGAACAGCTTGGCATTTGTGACATAGGAGAAAATGACAATATAGTAGAAAGCACTATAAAAGTGATACCTATGACATTGGCTTCTGAAAAGGGGGCAACTGGAAAAATTGCAAACAATATGGAGTTAGGCAACAACGAAGAAAGCTATATTGAATTTGCAGAAATAGAAGAACAAAGCAGAATACATACAGGTGACAGAGTAATATACCAAAAAGAAGAATACATTGTATTTGAAATATTGCCTATCGTTATGGGTGAAACGTTACTTTGCAGACAATATAAAGCGAAGAAGGCGATGTAATGAGTGATTTTGAAAAACTGATAAAAACGATTACAAGTATAGAGGAAGTCATACAGCAAGGTGCTCAAAATGGTTTAAAACAAGCGGGAGCCAGAGTAATGGGAACTGCAAAGGAAAAGTTAGGCACCTATCAGCCTAGTGTAGGAGAATATCCTGCATGGCAAACATTAAAGCCACAGACTGTAAAAAGAAAATATACAACAAAAAAAGGAAATTTAAAAAAGTCTGGAAAAGAATATTTCAAAAAATACGGAAGTTTTGAGCCAAGCGGTACAGCAGATGACAGCCCTTTAGTAAATACAGGACATTTAAGAGCAGCAATTACAACAGATGAAAGCCAAATAGCACAAGGAAATATTTATATTGGCGTAGCAAAAGGAAAAGCAAATAAAAAAGGGGAAAAAGCAAGTGCTATTGCGACATATGGTGCAGCACAAGAATACGGTTCGGCAAAAAGAAATATACCACCAAGACCGTATTTAAGACCTTCTGTAGTAGAAAATAAGGAAGAAATTGCGGAAGATATTAAAAATGGTATTGCAGAAAATATAGCAAATTTTGGTCAAGGAGGATTTTAATGGAGAAAATAAGGGACCCTCTTGTATTGGTGTATGAAACACTAAAACAAGCAATCAAAACAGTACATGGACAAGATTTTTTAGTATTTGATGATTTCCCTACCGCAGACAGCTACAGAAAACAAAATAAAAATGCAGCGAATATTTCTTTTGTATCAGCAAGTTCTGAAAAGGGATTGATGAGGGAGTTTATACCACATAAAGTAGTAAAAAACGATAACAACAATCAATTTACAGTGGCAACAGAAACATTAAGAATAGAATATGTCATACAGATTAGTTTTTTTGCAAATAAAAAAGGCATTGCACAAATGTTATCTACAAAGTTTATCAATTACTTGGAGAGAGAAAATACATTAAAATTAGAAGGGGACAAATGGCTGGAAAATATGGATATATTTTTAATGTACCCTCCTGCACCGCCAGAAGGTGATACAGATTTATGGCAGGTTAATCAAACATGGCAATGCAGTGCAAAATTATTGACAGAAGAAGTTGTTGACACAGTGAAACAAATGCATTTTACAGGAAAAATTAAAAATAGTTAAAATTTAGTTTATTAAAAAAGTTGTTTTATTAGAAATTTAATAAAAGTTATAAGTATTTGGGGAAACTTTTTTCACTTGTGAAAAGTTTCCCCAAGCCCTTTCAAAAACACGCTTGGAAGCGGAAAAAGCTTAAAACCTTGAGGCTTTGCCTCAAACTCCACAAGCTTTTTGAAAAAAGCTTGAACAAAAACTTTGTTTTGTTATCTACAAACAGAATTTTAAAAAAGCATTTAAAAGATATTTAAAAATATTTTAAAAGTATTTTAAAGGAGGTTTACAATATGCCAATATTAAGAGGATTTACAGGGGACATCAGGACAATGCCACCTGATATCTATGTCAATGAAATGCCAGTACCGCAACAAGAAAATTTTACTATGCCTGATTTTGTACTGGGATTTGTAGGAGAATTTGACAGAGGGCCAGTCAATGAATACATTTATTGCAGTGAAACACCTACAAAAAGAATGACAGAAATATTGCGTCCCGTATTGGGAGAAAGAAGCGATACTGGTTGTAAAGGCAATCAGCTTTTGACTCATTTACATATGGCAAGAGCAAAAAAAGCGGTGTTTGTTAGAATATTAGGCAAAGGCTATGCTACAGCAAGTTTAACACTGACAGACAGCCAACAAACACCTACACCAACATTAAAAATTAGTGCAAAATATCCAGGAGAATATGCCAATGTATTTACAGCAGAAACGATTGCAGAAAATGAGGAAACATTTACATTAAAATTGTATTCTGATTTAGATGGATATGAAACATATAAAGGTTTGACAATGGACGAACAAAGTGAAAATTATGCCATAAAGGTAGTAAACAAAAAAAGTTATCACTTTGTGTTAGAAGATTTAAAAAGTACAGCAGAAACATTGGAGGAAAAGAAACCTTCTGTAATAGAGCAAACACAACTTTTAGGAGGTTCTAACGGTATAAAAGTAGAAGAACCAGATTATATTGGTACATTTGATACAGGTACTGGAAAAAGAACAGGATTAAAATTATTAGAACTTGCTGGAAAACAAATTACAGATAGTAGTTATATTGGCTTTAGCAGTGCAGCGGCAGATAAAGCATTATGTGCTTTTGCAGAAAAGTATAACAGCATTGCTTATTGTGGTACAAATGAATTGAAATTTGGACAAACAGGAGAAGAAACCATAGCATATAGAAAAACATATGATACTGATTTTTGCCAAATGGTAGAGGGAAATTATAAAGCAAATACAGGTGCAAGTATAAGCGGAGCGTGTTTGTCTGCGATAGTACACGTAATAGGAAATGTAGAAGACAGTGGAATTGCAACAGAATGTACTTGGATAAGTGGGAGCGAGCAAGAATATGATTTTGACCAACTTTCTTTATTATATCAAAATCAAATAGGCTGTTTTACATTAAAGCCTTCTGAAACAGGGGCAGGTAATTTAGGCTGGAGAATGGGAAATGATTATACACTTGCAATAAAAGATGTTTCTGGGGAAATCATAACAGACAATGAAAACAGAAAAGTAAATAAAAGGAGATTAAATAATTGGATAGAAAATTCTTTGTTTTTTGTAGCAGCAAAGTGGCAGGGAAAAGCAATGACAACAAAAATGAAAAGAGATGCAGAAGTTAGAATTAGGACATTTTTTGACCAGTTAAAACAACCGCTTAATCCTTTAGACAGTGCAAAAATAGAGGACTATAGTATAACATTTGATGAAAGTGCAAACAACATTGATGTGTTTGTACAGAATATCAATGTCAAACACTTTAATACTGCAGAATGGGTACTTTTGAATTTTGCTGGTGGGACAAATGCAGAAATAGAATAAGATTTATCCGCTTTCTTGAAAGAAAGTTTGACAAAGAACTTTAAAGCAAAAACTAGCGTTTTTGCAAAGAAAAATAACAAAACATATAAAATTGAGTAAGAGTTTCCGTTAAAAAGTTTAGGGTCAAGCCCTTTTCAAAGGGCTTGCAGGGGTTTGGGGGCGGAGCCTCCAAAAGGGGAGGTGAGTATAACGAAAATAAAAAACAAAATGTTAGAAAACTTTTTAGCAAAATTTAAAAAGAAAGACAACAAGCAAAGTATCAGTTTTGTAGAAGTACCTACACAATATGAAACGGAATTATTTCGCATTGCACAAGACAGATACCACATTATAAAAGAAGTGAACGAATTGTGTGGGGAAAATGGAGATATACGCTTTCAAAGAGCAAATGCTTTAATAGCAGAAGATGCTACAAAAGGCGGTTTTAGTATTATTGTAAATGCTTCTGAAAAAGATAAAAAGAGAAAACAGAAGCAATTAAAACAAACAACAGAAGTTTCTACAGAAAGCGAAAAGGTGCAAAAAATAGTAGATAATTTTTTAGAAAGAACGAGATTACATATACTTTGTACAGAACACGCAAGAGCATTGTTGAGAGAGGGAGATTTATTTTTAAATGTGATAGTAGACAAAAAAAGCGGTTTGATTACAGAAATCAAAAGAGCACCTGCATTAACAATGAAAAGAAATGTGGACGAATATGGCGATTTTATAGATAACAAAAAAGCATTTTCTCAAATAGATACTTCACAAATATACCAAATGGCTGGAGAAAGTGCACCAGAAGCAAGCAGAAAAGATTTTGCACTTTATCAAGTAAACCATATTCGATGGTTATGTGATGAAACTAAAATTTATGGTACAAGTCAATATGCAGTAGCAAGAAAGTGTTATAAAATGCTTTCAAAAATGGAAGAAGCATTAGCCTACAGAAGAATATATCGTTCTGTTAGTAAGCGTTCCCATAAGCTAGAAACAACAGATATTGCAGAAATAGAAGACTACAAAAGGGCAAATGCTATGGTAGATGAAAATGGTATTCCTACACAAAATGCACATATGCTAACAGACTATATTGGTAATGTAGAGGTAAGTGCATTACATGATGAAGCAAATCTTGACGAAATAAAAGATGTAGAAATGATAGAAAATATGTTATGGATAAATTTATTAGTACCAAAGGCAATTATTACAGGGGGACAAGGTATTAACAGAGATGTATTAAAAGTGCAGTATCCTCACTATTTGCAGACATTAGAAAATATTACTGACAGGCTGGAATATGGAGATAACAGCATTTATTCTGGATATAGAGCAATAATAGATTTACAGCTTTTATTACAAGGAATTAACCCAGAAAATATTTACTATGACATTGTGTGGAGCAGAAAAACGGAAGAAAGTACCGCAGAAAGAGTAGAAAGCATACAAAATGCACTAGCAAAAGGCGGAGGAAAACAGCTTATTAGTCATGAAAAAGCGATACAGCTTGTGGCAGATGATTTTGATATAGAAGACCCTAGTGTAATGTATCAAAAAATATTAGAAGAAAATGGATTACAGCAAAACAAAATAGAAAAAGAAAAGCAGCAAAAACAAGAACTTCTACCAGAAAAAGAAAAGCAACAGCAAAAAGAAATAAAAAAAAAGAATATTATTTCTGAACAAGAAGCACTTACAGATGAACACGAAAAAGATTTTGAAGAAATAGAAAGACTTTCTCATGAATTTACGAAAAAGTGGGAGTCTTTTTTTAATGGAATTTGGGAAGAAATCAAAGAGAGTACAGAGGAAAATATAGAAAATAACATCAAAAAGGCGTGGAAGAAACAAAACAAGGATTTTTATATCCACTATATCAAAAAGGCTTATGATATAGGGGAAAAAAGAGCACAAAATGTAGTAGAGCAAGTTTTTACTGATGAGGAAAATAATGTAAATATTCGTATTGGTATTGAAAGAGAAGATATTCAAAAAGAATTATTAAACAATGCCCTTTTGAGAGTATCTAAAATGGAACAAACAACAATAGAGGAAATACGAAAAATATTGGCGAAAGGATATGAGCAAGGAGAAAGCTGGAAAGAGCAAAAAAAGAAAATAGAAAATAAAATTAAAAATCCTGTGAGGGCAGAAATGATAGCCATTACAGAATTAGGGTTTGCTTATAATACAAGTACAAAAAATACTTACAGAGGAGCAGGAGCGAATAAAGTGATGTGGCACGCTTCACTGGATTTAAAGACTTGTGATGGCTGCCGTGCCTTGCATGGAAAAGTGTTTGATGTTGACAAAGCACCAGATAATCCCCTGCATCCACGTTGCAGATGTACATGGCTGCCAGTATTTTCAGAAAGAAAAGTTGGAAATTTTGACAATTCTAGTAATATACAGTATAATAATAATGAAAAACAAAATACCTTTAAAGGGAAAAAACGAGAGCAAAACAATGAAGTTTATAATATTCGTATCCATAAAAATGTAAGTGAAAAAGAAATTGAGAAAGAAATTGAAATAGTCAAAGAAACATTTGCTGAAATGCCTGAAAAAGTGCAAAGGGCATTGAAAAGTACAATTGTTGAAATAGGACAAGAAGGAACGAGCCAATATGACTATAATAATGATGTAATGTATATTGCAAAAGGTGCAAATAAAAAACAAGTAAGACATGAAACGGGTCATATGGTGGATAATAAATTGATGAGCCAAGAAAGAGTGGAACAATTAAAAAGAGAAATTTTAGGAGAAATTGTAAGTGATGATATTTATATTGATGAAACAACCTATATTGATAATTTAGGTAGACCAGTAAAGGTTTGTTTTTTAAAAAATGAGGCACTCCTTACAGAATATCAAGGCAGAATTTATAAATGTGATGACCCTATAAAAGCGTTTGGCTGGGATAGTGGAGAGTTTAAATATGAAAGGTTGTGGGATTTTATTTCAGAACCTTATGAATTATATATGAGGGATAAAAAAGAATTGCAAAGAAAATGTCCTAAATTATACGACTACATAAAGGAAGTGGTAGAATGACACAAGAAGAAAAAAAGAAACAAAAAGAAAAATTTTTAGCAATACAAACTTATGAAGAATATTATAAAAGGATGGACGAATTTAACGGAATTGATGTAAAGGATAAAGAAATAAGAGATCATTATTACAAAAAATTAGAGCCTACTGCTCCTAAAAGGGAATATTATATAGGAGAAGCTTATACAATTTTTCCAGATGGTTCCAGAATGATAGGCGGACCTGGTATGATAGCTGTAAAAGAAAAAGGATATAAAAGTGTTGAGGATTACGAAAAAAGAAGTCACGAGGAATGGCTAAAAAAACAAGAACAGAATAAAAAATAATATTTTGACCTGAACAAGTCGTTAAACGGTTCTTTTTTTGTACAAAAATTTAAAAGTGTTTTAAAAGGCATTTAAAAGCGTTTTAAGACGCTTTTTTCATTAGACATAAAAAGTATCAGTGAAAAAAAGTTAAACGAATAGAAAAAAAGTTAAACGGGTTTTAAACGTGGTCTGAATATAAAGGAGTAACAAAAATGGAAAAAGAAGCTGATTTTTATATAGAAAAGGCGGAGGCAATATTAGACGCACAGGGGCAAAAAAGTGGTTGGTACAAACAGATAGTAGCAAGAGTAGATTTTTTAAATGGGAATGACAGATTATATCCCAAACAAGTTTATCAGGACGCACTGGAAAAACTGAAAGAAAAAGGATTTCCCTATGCAGGAGAACACCCTCACCCTAAACCTTACAGAGGAACAGACGGCAATATTTATTTTAGCACATCTATTCCTCACAGTGCTGTGAAATTTAGAGATGCTTATATTGATGAACAAAATAATGTATGGGCAGAATATACCCCTCTTGATACAGAAATGGGAAGGCAAGTCAAAACATTTTTGGACAATGGTTTGCCTATAGGATTTTCAAATAGAATGAGAGGAAGCTCCAAAAAAGAAAAAAGAAATGGAAAAACAGTGCAGATAGCAAAAAAATTAAAATTGTATACTTGGGACGTGGTACTAAATCCAGCAGAAAAAAGTGCTTTACAGTTGCCCATTGTATTAGATGATATAGAGGAGGAAAATATGAATTTTTTTGATATGAGTTTGAAAGAACTTGAAAAATGGAAAGAACAAAATAAAAGTGCAGAAGAAAGCGAAATAATGCTTTGTGATAGTGTGATAGCACTCAAAAAGCAAACAGAAGAAGCAAAAAAACAAATGCAGGCAATTACAGATGAAATAGAAGCAAAAAAACAAAAAGAAAAAGCACAGCAATATCTTTTTGATGAAATAGAAAAATGGAATTATGCTAAAAATGTAAAAGATGCTGTATTGAAAAAAGGAGAACATATTGATAGCAAAGAAAGTGTTACTGATTTTTTGAAAAGAGAAAAAGCATTTATAGATGAATTAGAAATTGGCAAAAAATTGAAGGAATTAGGCATAACAAAAGAAGAAGGCAAAACAAAAGCGATAGTAACACAAGGAAAAGAATATTCCATATTAGATGGCATTATGGAAGAAATGGACAAAGAGTTGCAGAAAAAAGACAATAGTTTTTGTATTGATAAAGAATTGAGAAAAGCAAACAATGCCATTGTAGATAGTGTATTGAAAAATATGGAAAGAAAAAAAGACAAAGATGTGAAGTCATTTTTAGATGCACTGAAAAAAGAAAGAAGTGTATTTTTAGATGAAACAACACCTGCAATAGCAGATACAGGAGCATTTGCACAGTCAGCAAATATTTCACTTGCCATATTAAAACAAGCATGGCAGGATATACAATTTTTACAATTATGTATGGTAGAAGGATTTAGCGGAAGTACATACAAAATGCCTGTAGAATTTCAAAGCCACGATTTATACAGTGAAGAGGATTTTGCTGTAGGAGAATTAGACAGTATCCCAACGGAAAACGTACAGACATTTTTATTAGAATTTGGTGCACAGTGGCTAAAAAAAGGCTTTGTTGTAACAAAAGAAGCACAAAAGGAACTATTAAGCGGCCCTATGAGATATGACGTGATAGCAGCAAATGCAGCAAGTATTGCCAACAGATTTCAAAGGATCATTGATAGAATGATTTCTACAGAAATGCTTGCTAGAGCAGATGAATATGGAGCAAAAGAAGTAAAAGAAGAAACGGTTGCAGTAAGTGAAGTAGAAGAATTGACAGAAGGGGAAAATATAACTGAAGGCAGTAATGCAAAATGGAAAGTAAATTTGTTGTGCGGAAATACTTCTCCCCTTAGTGCATTGTGTGTTGCTCCTATTGTAAGACCTAGAAAAACAGTATGGTTAGACCAATATGGAAGAAAACAAGAGGATTTTATTAATCCGATTATCGTAAAAAATAGCAGCGGAAAAGTATTGACAGAAGGTATTTTCATACGCTCTAAAGGATTAATTGCAGATAAGAATGGAAAAGAAGCAGATTATGCAGTAGATTTTGAAAATGCTTGTATTTATTTTAAAAAAGACGCAATGAGTAAAACAGCACTGCCAAAAGTAAGCTACAGTTATGCAACAAATATTGTATATTTCAATTTAGCAGTACCAAAAACATTAGAAAACTATACAGCCAGATATTACAACAGTTTATTAGAAATGATAGATACACAAAAGGCTTATATGGGAAGTGCTCCCAGATATGTTACACCAGATTTTTGCATAGGCAGTTTAAACGCTATGACAATGCTCAAACAGGCGGAATTGTTTTATCAGAAATGTTCCCCTAACGGTACCAGTCTAGGAGGAGAAGGCTATTTTGCCAAAAGAAATGGTATTGATTTGGTAGAGCATAATATACCGTGGGCAGCAGGAGACAGCAGAATACTGTTAGGCAAAAAAAATGCAGTAAGGGTAGGTATGGGTAGCCCTTATGATTTGGAAGGCCCTTATCCTCATATGGCGGCAGATGGTAAGGGCTACAGCAGCGCAAAAGAGTATATTGCAACACAACAAATCGCAATCAATACCCCTTTAGTTATTGATGAAAAACACGTGCAATATCATCCGCCTTTTAGAACCATAAAATTTTATAATAAGCAACATTGAGAAAATGGGGGATTTATCTATGGCTGAAGATGGATTATTAGGAAAAAAACTACAAATCGTTATAACAGACGCAAATGGTACAGTTTTAGAAAAAATGCCTGAAATGCTCAAATGGAGCGTTGAAGAAATTACAGAAGAAGACAAAAAATATCCTCTAAATGAAGAAGATGAATACAGAACAGTGCATCAACAAGGATTTAAAGGAAGTATTGAAGGACAGGAAATTAACGAAGCATATGACAAAATTGTAGATATGAAAATTGAACATCAAAGGAAAACAGGGGGTACATTAAAATTTATTATATTTACTACTAAAATATACAAAGATGGTACCATACAAAAATATAAATATCCGAGTGTTACATTTGATGGATATAGTCAGACGGCAGACGGCAACAACAAACCTATGACAAATAAAATAAATTGGCAAAGTATCAACAGAGAAAGAATATAGTAAGACCTTAAGGGCGTTGCCCCTAAAACCCTACTTCTTTCTTTCAAGAAAGAAGCAAAGAACTTTTAAGCAAAAACTAGCGTTTTTGCAAAACAAAAAAGAAAATTTTTGGCTAAAAACTACTTAAAATAAAAATTTTGATGTATTAAAAAAAGGAGAAGAAGAAATATGAGTATTGAAAAAAATGTAGTTGTGGAAAATGAAGTAGTAGAAACAGAAATCAAAAATCCAAATGAAATTGTATTATCTACAGGGAAAAAAGTAATAAAAAGAGAAAGACGAGGACAACATCATATTGTGGAAAGTAGGTTACTTTCTGCCTGCTCTATCAAAGGAGATGGAACAGGTGTAACGGTAGGAGATTTGATATTAGCAAGTGATATTAAAGTAGCAGTAGCAATAGGAGAAATTGATGGTACAAAACAAAAAATACCTGCTTCTTTGTCAGAGGTATATGAACTTGCAGGAGAATTTACATATGAAGAATGGGAAGAATTGAAAATAGAATTGCAAAAGGACAAAAAAGAAATGGAGGAAAAAGCAAAAAACTTGCAAGCCAGCATTGGTTCAGACAGCGAATTAATGTAGCCTATTGTTCTGGTGCAGGAATTAGTTATACGGAAACGCTTGCTATGATGGACGAGGAAGTATTAGCAGCTATTTTGGTTATCAATGAAATAGAAGAAAAACAAAAAGAACAGACACAATAAAGAAGTAAACCAAATGGTTTACTTCTTTACAAAGTCAATAGATAAATCATATTCCATAGCATTTAATATTTTTTTAGCATCTTCAAAACTAAAATTTTTTTTACCAAGAAGTTTTGTAAATGCTTGAGGCACCATATCTAATGATGCCGCTAATTCTTTTTGAGAAAGATTATTGTCAAGCAATAATTTTTTGATTTCTACAATAAGTTGTGTATTGTCTTGATATATAAATGACATTGTTATCACCTCTTTCGATAAGAGTATAACATAAAAAAAGTGATTTATCAACTATAAAATATGATAAAAAATATAAAATATTAAAAAAAACATAAAAAAAGATAAAAAATTACTTGACATATTATGTAAACTATATTATAATAGAAACATAGAAAGGAGGTGCAAGCAATGAAAAATATAAAAGAAGGGAGGGAAAAAAAGATATGGATTTAGAAAAAATTTGTGCTATCATATGTGCAGTATTCGCAGTACTAAGCTACATAGATAGCGACAAAAAATAATCATATAAGGCTAAGAGGGTAAAACCTCTTAGCATCTAAATCCATTATAACATAATATGAACAAAAAGCAAATATATATTTTTTCATTGACAGCAACAGCATTTGTACTTTATATGTTGTACAAAATGACAACAGCATTTGTATTTTTAGTTTTGCTGGTGTTAGTGACAATAATAGAAACATTTGTATTTTTTAAAAAAACAATATATAAAACAAAAACTTAGAATAAAAAATGAATATTGAAAAAAGCGTCTATATGGCGCTTTTTTTAGTAGAAAAAATAAAGAAAGGAGGGAGCAAATTTGAGTACATTTATGGATTTTGCCATAGGATTATCATTGGTAAATGGTATTAGTGGACAAATCAATCAGATTGTAGGAGATTTTAAACGCTTAGATGGCGTAACAGATGAAGTGATGAAACAGCTTTCTGAGTTTAAAAATATCAGTATTGTAGGTGGTTTATTGGCTGGTGCAGGAGTAAAAGGATTGCAAGCAACGGCGGATATATTGGGAGATTGTATTAGTGAAGCAGAAAAATTACAGAGCACCTCTTTAAATTTAGAAATAAAAACATTTGGTACAGATTTATTAGACCAGACAAAATTGCCTCAAATAAAAGCAGAAATGGAAGCATTAGACGGCAAAGCAATGGATATTTCGTTAAACACTGTATTTAATGCACAAGAAATTGAACAAAGTATGATAAGTATGGTAAAAGGTGGAATGTCTAAAGAAATGGTAGAGGGATATGGAGCAGAAGCAAATGCGAATTTTGCACAAATAAATGGTGTGAAAGCCACTTCTACAGCAGATGCCACTGTAAAATTTGCAGCAGGATTTCAATTAGAAGAAGGTCAAATAAAAGATAGTTTGGATTTGATAACAAAATATGCAGATGCTTCTATTTCTGACGCTTTGGCAATACAACAAAATATAGGAAATACAGCAGGAAGTGCTATGAGTGTATGGAAAAATAGAGATAATATGGACATTGCAGAGGAAACCATACAGCTTGTTGCTGCAACAAAATATACCGCTGGAGATGAAGCAAGTGCAGCAACTTATGTTAGAAATTTCCTTGACCAAGCAGCAAAAACATCATTTACAGACCCTCAAATAGAAATGATGGAAAAAGCAGGCTGGTTATTAGAAGGAGATAGAAGTATATTTATTGATTATAATACAGGAATGTTAAAAAGTGCAGCAGAAATAGAGAAAATATTAGAAGATACTGCAGAAAGTATGCAGGCTGTAGATTTTAATAACTTAGTAGATACTTTTTTTGGAGATAGAGGAAAGAAAACAGCACAAGCATTGGCACAAAAAGGCGGTGCAACAGATTTAGCGGTGTTGAAGGCAGGAGCAGGCAAACAATTAGGGATTGATGAACAGGTAGCAATGCAAATGGAAACCGCAGCAGCACAAGCAGGAATATTTCAAGAAGCAGTTAGTACATTAAAAGCAACAATAGGAAAACCGTTTTTAGAGCCTTTTGCAAAAACATTGCAAAATGTTGTTAATCCAGCATTAAAAACTGCTACTGACTTTTTTAAAACACACCCAGAAGTTGCAAAATATATGGCAATGATAGTGGCAGGTGGTTCTGCATTTTTGATTTTGGCAGGAAGTATTATGATGGTGATAGGATTGGTGGGAAGTTTTAAATTGATATGGGCAAAGGCTGGAGCACAGATAATAGCACATTTTGTGCCGATATTGTCCACATTAGGAGTAGTAACCGCAGTCATTGTAGTCATAGCAGGGCTTGCATTTGTAGTATATAAAAATTGGAATACATTAAAACCAAAATTTGCAAGTATTTTAAATCATATAGTACAAATATTTGGTGCTATGAAAGGAATATTTATTCGCTTTGCTCAAATTGTGTCTCCTGTTATAACAACAGTATTTCAACTTTTTGAAAAAGGGATATTGATGATATTAAATACTGTATTGCCAGCAATAGATGGTGCATTGATGATATTAGCAGGAATATTAAATATGAATGTAGCAGGAGCGTTTCAAAATGCTTGGAATAACTGTAACACACTTGGAAAAATATTACTTGCAGTTCTTTTGCCTACAATAGCGATATTAACAGGAAAATTTGCCATTATGACAGCGACAATGCTAGTAAATGCGACACAAACACTTGTAGTTTCTGCTGCTATGACAATTTATAAAGGAGTAATTATTGCAGTTTCTATTGCCACAAAAATATGGAGTGTTGCACAAGGAATATTAAATGCCATAATGACAGCAAATCCTATAGGAATTGTTATTGTAGCGATTGGGGCATTAATAGCAGTAGTAGCGGTAATAATAACACATTTTAAAGAGTTTACAGAATGGGTGCAAAAAGGCTGGGACAAATTAAAAAACTTTTTGGGATTTAAAAGAGAACACAAAGACGAATTAGAAGCACCTATTCAAGTGGGAGTAGAGCAAACAGAACAAATAAACAAAGTGACAAATATTAGTACTATAGCAGATACTTCAGCAATGAATGATATTACAAAATATGGTGCTGATACGGGTGGCATAATCAATCCTGAAATTACTGTCAGTCCTAGTTACCAAATAGATTACAGCAATACAGAAGAAATAGAACAAATACTGAAAAATACAGGTATAGAAGGTATAGAACTCAATCCAGAAATGCTTATCAATCCTAACTATGAAACGGATTTAAGTGGTATGGAAAATGTAAAAGAGCAATTAAAGGGAATAGAAGGGACATTTGATTTTCAAAATGTGAATTGTGCTATGCCAGATATGACGGGAAATTTGGAAGAAATGACAAATGTAATGCAGATAGGTGGAACAGATGCAGGAAATGCTTTTGCAGATGCACTGCAAGGTACAAGCGAAACGATAGCAGCAGCAGTACAAAGCATTAATAATATTATTCAAAATACACTTATCAAAAAAGAAGATATGTTTTTATGGGGCGGTAATTTAATGCAAAGCTTTATCAATGGTATGAATAGCCAAAAAGGTGCATTGATGATGGCAGCTTCTTCACTTGCAACAGTCATTGGAGATTATTTGAAAGTGCAATCTCCTAGCAGAAAGGGAGAATTAAAAACAAACCATTTGTGGGGAGGAAATTTGATACAAAGTTTTGCAGATGGTATGAAAGACAAAAAGGGAATATTGAAAGATACCACAGCGTTTATTGCCGCACAAACAGGTGCGTTAAATGGTATTGAAATAGAAAATTGGAGAAAAAAAGACGAGAAATTTTTTATTAAAAATAGAGCAGAAAAAACAGAAGAAAACCAAAAAGAACAAAGACCAATTTATATTGTGATACAGGGAGCAGAAAAAAGAGAAAATGAAATCGCAAAAGAAGTAGCAAGGGAATTGGACAAAAGAGGATATGGTAAAAAGAAAAGAGAAAAAAGCCCATCGCTTACGATGAGCCCTTACGGATTTATGGGAGGATATTAAAACCTTTTTGTGGACGCTGTCCACACCTGCAAACTTTTTTGAAAAAAAAGTTTGACAAAAAACTTTACTGGAAAAACTAGCGTTTTTCCTTATAAAATCAATGTTTTTTGATAAGTTGAGAAAGAAGGAAATATTATGCAGATAATGTTAGGTAATATGGTGCTTCGGACAACAGAAAAACCAGACAGTGTACAGCACGGTGGTGGGCAAATGCTTGCAATCAATACTTTTCCAGGTGGAAATGTCAGTATACAAAATTTTGGTTCTACTTATAGAGAAATTAGTTGGGAAGGTTGGTTCGAAGGTACTGACGCACTGGAAAGAATGGTTCAAATAGGAAATATGAGACAAAAGGGAGAACCGATTGATTTTGTAACAGAGGCATACACACAAAAAGTTGTGATACAGGAATTTCAGCCAGAACACAGAACCAATTTTTTTATCCCCTTTAGTATTACACTGCAAAGAGTGGTACAGATAACAAAGCAAGTGCCTAAAGAAGCAGTAGACAAAACAGCAGAAGATATAAAAACAGAACAACAAAAAGAAAAACAAAATACAGAAAGTAAAAACTATACTGTAAAAGCAGGAGATACCCTTTCTAAAATAGCAAAAAATCAATATGGCAATGCAAATGAATGGGATAAAATTTATCAAGCAAATAAAGAAAAATTGACAAGTCCACATAAAATACAGATAGGACAGGAGTTGATATTACCTTGAGTGAGGAATGTAAAAAATATGAATTACTCCCCTCTCCTATTACAGTAAATGGCTGTACTGCTTATAAAATAAAGGCATTGCAAAGTTTTGGAAATGTGGTAAAGGGACAAACAGGCGGAGCAGTAAGCAGTGAAGCAAATTTGTCACATTTGGGCTGTTGTTGGATATATGATAGTGCTGCAGCAGTAGGAAATGCAAAGGTATACGGCAATGCAAAAATATATGATAATGCAGTAATAGCAGAAAATGCAGAAATTTATGATTGTGCCAAAATAGGAGGAAATAGCGTAGTAAAGGGAAATGCTCAAGTGTATGATTGTGCTAGAGTATTAGAAAATGCAGTGATAGATGGTAATAGTAAAATACGTGGATTGATGAGAGTTTACGGAGATAGTAAAGTGAACGAAGAAAACTGGGAATAAAAAAGTAGGGGCAATAATGCCCCTGAAATTTATAATTGAGTATTTAAAAAATCAATTCTTTGTTGTATGAGTTGCTGCAATTCTTTTAAATCTTCTGATGTAGCATGATTTTTTATAAAACTTCTTGCAACAGAACGACTATGCAAATATTTTGCTTTTTCTTTATTTTTTTGCTGCCACCTTTTGTTTGCTTCTGTTTGTGGATTTATTTGTTTTGTTTCTGTTTGCATTACACTCAACTCCTTTTATGATTAACTATTTAGATAATATAAGGTATAAACCATAAAGAACAACAATTAATTTAGCAACTTCAAAAGCAAGTTCTAAAAGTGCAATGATAAGATTTTTTATACTTTTTGTCATTGTATTTAGGGTAGATATATGGTATAGTATGTTAGTAGGTGGGAGAGTTTTCTCTCCCTTGAATACTAGAATATACTTTCTATAACCATTTTTATAACGGCTATGAGAGTACTAACTTCTAACATGAGCTCAATAAGTGCTGATACCACTTTTCTGAGCTCTTTTATTTTGCCTACTAATTTATCCACCCTTTTCTCCTCCTTTCTTTGTTATTATTTTTGCTGTTTGTTTGACCTCCTTTCTGATATTATTATACTATGAATAGTATATATTGTCAATATAAAAATGTAAAAATTTATAAAAAAATGAAAAATATAGTAAAAATTTAGTGAGGATTAGGTGGAGATGTAAAAATGTTTCAAGGAATAAACAGGGGTAATTTTAGAGCTTTTGGAAAGCCTATTGTTAATATTACTGTGAATGATAAAAAAATGAAAGACTGGATTTCATTTCAAGTAAATTGGAATGGTATGGGTGAGATTGACGATTTTGAAGTAGAGTTTCAATGGGACATTAGTGACAAACCAAGACACGAATTTTTTTATAGTGGTTCAAAACAATCTTCTGTAGTGGTAAAAGGAAAAGTAGTTGTAAAAATAGAAGCTGGATTTGAAGGAGAAGAAATTGTTCCACTCATAGAGGGGGAAATGGACTATCCAGAATGGGACTTTTCAGACGGAGAAAGTGTCAAAATAGTAGGTAGAAGTTATGCAGCAAAGCCTTATGATTTTGTAGAAACGGTAAAGTATCAAAATATGACAGCAACAGAAGCGTTTCAAAAAATATGCCAAAAACATGGATTGACACCTATTGCACCCGTTGCGACAAAGGATATGATAGGAGAATATGTCAATGATGACCATACAAGTGTTGCAGAAGAAATGAGTCACTGGGATTATGTGCTATATTTGGCAGAACAAGAAGGATTTATTAGTAGAATAAAAGGAAAAGAGTGGTATCTTTGTCCTTTAAATGAATTAGAGGAGTATCAAAAAGAACCTTTAGCTTTTTCTTATGGGCATAACATTAGAAATTTAAAAATGAAAAAAGCACCCAATGAAGCAAGAAATTTTGTAGTAGAGGTAGTTTCATGGCAATCTGGACAGAAAAAGAAAAAAGGCAATAAAATAGTAGAAAAAGCAGTGATAGGAAATGCAGAGGCAGACAATGTTTATACCATTAGAAGAAATGTTCCTAATATTACAAGAGCACAAGCACAAAAACACTTAAAAAATATATGCAGTGAATTGACAAAACAACAGTTTAGTGGAAGTTTTGAAACAGATTTTTTTCAGGAATTGACACAAGACAGAAGAATTGTGTTGTATGGTGTAGGTATGGAATTAAGTCAGATTTATCATGTAGAAAGTGTAACAATTAGTGGGGATAAAGAGAGCGGTATAGAATGTAGTATTAAATTTACCAATGACATTAGTAAATAACAATAAGGAAGTGCAGGCAATGAACAAAACAGATTATACAGAAACAGTAAAATTGATACAAAAAATGGCTGGAATGAGTGCTTTTGTATATGCTACAGTAACTGCTTTTCAAAGAGATAACAGAACCATAAAAGCAGAAATACAACCAAGTGGTATTGAAACAGGCTGGTGCAGATGTTTGCAGGGAGCGTTTGCTGATAAAGTAGGACTTGAGGTATTGTTGGGGAGAATTGCTGACGGAAAAACACAGAGATATGTTGTTTTAGGAATATTGGAATAACTTACTTTCTTGAAAGAAAGTAAGCAAAGAACTTTTGTGCAAAACTTCGTTTTGCTGTAAGCAAATTGAAAGAAGGGATAATATTGCAGGATATATTGGTAGTAAATGGGGAAGTGATTTGGACAGGTGACGATATTTTTGTTGCAGAAGGTGAAGACGCCATTGATCAACAGGCTTATTTGAGGGCTACTTGTGATTTAGGAGAAAGTATATTTTATGATGGTTATGGTTCTAGACTTTTTGAGTATTTGGGAAAACCAGATACACAAACAAATAAGGCATTGATAGAAGCAGAATGTAGAGAAGTGTTGAGAAAAACAGAAGGAATTTCAAATGTAGAAAGTGTTGCTTTTGAGTGGGTGAAAATAGAAGGAGAAAAAAAGCCTAGTTTAAGAGCAAAATATTGTTATGAAAATACAGATAATAAAGTAGAAACTGTTTTTAAATTTGCTGTATAGGGGGAATAGTATGTTTCCAACAAAAGACGAATTAACAGAAATATTAGTCAAAAATATTATGGGAGAAGGAAAAACATTTTCTGATTTGCAAGAAAGCTGGTTTACAAAACATTTGATAATTGCATTGAGAGAAACTATGTGGGTACTGCTATTGCTGATAAAAACAGTGTATGAAAATTTAACAGTGATTAGAGCAACTGGACAAAACTTAGATGATAAAGGTTATGATTTTGGAGTAGACAGAAAAGGAGCAGTAAAAGCAATACATAGTGTTACATTACATAAAGCAACTCCTGCAACAGTGGATACTTTTGTACCAGATGGATTTTTATTGACAACAACAGCAATAGGCAATAAACCGCCTATCAAATTTGAAGTAATTGCAGGACAACAAAAATATATTAAAACAGGAGAAAAAACAGTTTCAGATGTTTTGGTAGAGTGTAGCGAATATGGAGAAATGGGAAATGTGGCAGATAATGCAATTAATTTAATTGCACAAGCTGGATTTGATAGTGTAAGTAATTCTCATGTGTATTTAAAAGGGGTGGAAGTAGAAAAAGATGACAGCTACAGACAAAGAATATTAGAAAGAAAAAGAAGACCAGCAAGGGCAGGTGTTCCAGCAGATTGGGAAAGATGGGCATTGGAAGTAAAAGGCGTCACAAAAGCAAAGTGTTTTAGATGTGCAAGAGGGGCAGGAACAGCAGATGTTGTAATATGGGGAAGTAATGGAGAAGTACCAGAACAAGGGTTGATTACAGAATGTCAAAATTATTTGGAAAAAAACTATGTACCCGCTGATTTGTATAATGGGGGAATATTGGTAGTAGCACCAGAATTGATTACTGTTAATATTCAGATACAAAAAGCAGTGTTAAAAAAAGGTTATACGATAGAAATGGCAAAAGAAATATTACAAAAGGCATTTTTAGAATATTTTAAAAGTGAAAAAACGATTGAAATGGTTTCTGTAGTAGATTGCATTGTGTGCATCAGAACAGCTTATGATGAAAAGGATACAGAAAAAACAGCTATTATAGAGGATTTTGTGTTAAATAGTCCTTGCGAAAATATTGTATTAAATGCAAAACAATCCCCAGTAATAGGAAATTTGGAAGTGATAGAATATGAATGATTTTTTGGAATTTTTATATGCTCATATACCACATAGATGGCTGAATAAAAAAGCAAAGGGTACAAAAAAGCTGTTTGAGGGATTAGCAAAAAATGTGAACTATATTTATGACTTTGTAACAATGATTGATAGAAATAATCATACAACAAAAGCAGAAGAAATATTGACAGATTTGGAAAATGAATATGGTATTACGGTAAATCCTTCTTATGATTTGGAATTTAGAAGAGAAAGAATACTAGCTAAAATTCGTATGCAGGACAGCCCTATTACAGAAAGACAACTTGTTTCTATATTGGAAATGATGGGATTTTATGATATAGAAATAGTGCCAGATATCGGAAAATTTCAAATTGATATTTCTATAAAAGTTCCAGAAGAATATCGCTACAAAGTATATGAAATAAGACAAATTTTGGAAGAAAGTATTAGAGCACATATAGGAATTTATTGGAAAACAATTTCAGAATTATTTTTTGAAAATAATTATTGTTATATAGGTGGTGCAGTATTTAGACCGATAGCAGAAACCACACTAGCAGAAATAGAATACAACTATCAATTTAAAACAACAGTATATATAGGTGGCACATTTCAGAATATATTGGAAACGACATTGCCAGATTGGAATTTAAAACAAGTGCAGTAATGAATGTGGTGGCAGATTGGTGTGATATAGAACAAACAACATTGTCTGAAATGTAATTGAGGTAATTTTTTTCATACTTCGTATGAAAAACCGTTCGTATTTTGACATTACAGTTGCTCCTGTGTTACTTCGTCAACACTTGGTCGCAACTTTCATAAACGTCAAATATACTCACTAATTAAGAAAGGAGTGTTAAATATTGTCAAGGGGATTTATAATCACACAAGCAGGTAAAAAATTACTTGCAGAGTTGGTAATAACAGGAGAATTAAATATTACGAGGGTAATGGTGGGAAAGGGAGAATTGCAACAAGGACAATCTCCAGAACACTTTACAGATTTGATAGAGCCAGTAACACAAGCTACTTCTAGCATACCCGTTGTAAAAAATGGAGTGATTTCTTTTATTGTAGAGTATAGAAATGACTTAAATGGGGGATTGCAAGAAGGATTTTGGCTGAAAGAATTTGGTGTGTTTGCTAGAGATGGAGAAAATGAAATATTGTTGTATTATGCTTCATTGGGAGAATATCCGCAATATGTAGAAGCCTATGAAAATGGAAAAGTGAATATCAAAAAATATCCTGTAAGTATTTTGGTGACAGATGACATAAAAGTAAATATCGCATATGCTGCATTGGCATTTGTAACAGAACAAAGAATGAAAGAGTTTGTAGAAATAGAGGCTTTGCCTTATTTGGAAGGTATTTTAGCGGAAAGTGAAAGTAGTGTATTTGCAGAATTGGATAAGAAAGCTGACAAAGAAACAGTAACGGAGGAGCTTGCCAAAAAGGCAAATGCTCAAGATGTGGAAATAGCATTAAATCAAAAAGCTGATAATGAAACTATTCAAATAGAACTAAGAAAAAAGGCAGATACTGAAACAGTACAGCAAGAATTAGCAAAAAAGGCAAATGCCGAAACAGTAGAACAAGCACTAAATCAAAAAGCAGACATTGAAACAATGCAGCAGGCATTAGACCAAAAAGCCAATGAAATGGAAATGCTTCAAAAGCTATCAGAAAAAGCGGACAAAGAAACTGTAATACAACAATTAGCAGTTAAGGCAGACAAAGAAGATGTAAAAACAGAACTAGATAAAAAAGTAGATAAGGAAGAAATAGAAGAACTATTACAGCAGCAAATAGATGGTGCTAATATTGCTTTGGAATTAGATAAAAAGGCAGATAAAGAAACTGTTGCGGAAGAACTAGCTAAAAAAGCTGACGCTGAAACCATGCAGGAGGAATTGAATAAAAAAGCCGACATGGAAACAATGCAGGTAGAATTAGACCAAAAAGCAGATAATGAAACCATGCAAGTAGAATTAGCAAAAAAAGCAGATAATGAAACCATGCAGGTAGCATTAGACCAAAAGGCAGATAATGAAACCATGCAAGAAGAATTGAACAAAAAAGCCGACACTGAAACCATTACAACAGAATTAGCAAAAAAGGCAAATGTGTCACATAGTCATAATTATGCAGGTAGCTCTTCTGCTGGTGGAGTAGCTAATTCAGCTACTAAATTAAATACTGCTAGAACAATAGACGGTGTACCATTTGATGGTAGTGCAAATATTGTGCATTTTGGAGTGTGTGAAACAGCAGCAGATGTTGCTGCAAAGGTAGTTACTGTTCCTAGTTTTTCCTATGTTGATGGTGCTCGCATTATGGTGTTGTTTACAAAAGGAACAACTTTAAAACAGAGTACAACTTTGAATGTAAATAACTTAGGTGCAAAAAATATTATTGGAGCATATAATAGGTGGCCATCAAATATTATTTTTGAACAGGGAAATATAGTTGAATTGGTATATTATAAAGGACTTTTTATCATTGTTACAGCAAATGCTATTAGTTTGGCAAATGCTAGAAGTATTAGAGTGAATTTAGCTAGTACAAGCAGTACAAATTTTGATGGCAGTGCAAATATAACACCAGGAGTTACTGGTACATTGCCTATTGCAAATGGTGGTACAGGTGCAACGACAGCAGAGAATGCGAGAACGAATTTGGGGGCTTTTTCTAGTTCAGGTGGTACGATAAGTGGTAATGTAATAATAAATGGTACAGTTGCAGAAGGTAATAGTAATACAGCTGCAACTGGTGACTACTCCCATGCGGAAGGTTATGCTACAAAGGCAAATGGAAATTATTCTCATACAGAAGGAGTTCATTCAACGGCAACTGGTTATAGTTCTCATGCAGAAGGTGGAAACACACTAGCAAGTGGTTCTCAATCTCATGCTGAAGGCTATAATACAATAGCAAATGGTACTTACTCTCATGTAGAAGGAAGTAGTTGCTATACTGATGGACGATATGGCGATCATGCTAGTGGTAGTGCTAGTGTTGCAGCTTCTAATGATACTGTATTGTTTGTTTTAAGTGCAACAGAAACTACAATTATATTGGATAATACAATGATATATGATGCTAATAATACATTAAGTAATATTTTAAAAAGATTTGCAGCAAATCAAGAAATATTGTTGTTGAACAGTTATTATGCAAATGGCAGTTTTATAAAAAAGAAAATAGTAAGTGTTGATATGACAAATTATAAAATAGTCATTGATTCGGCAGTGCCAACTTCTAATTTTGAGTGTAGTTTAATTATTAATCCAAGTGCAAAAAGTACTTCTCGTTATTATCCTTGTTATGCTGAAGGTACAAAATGTGTTAGCATTGGTAGTCATAGTTCTCATGCAGAAGGATATGAAACAAAAGCAACGGGTTCTTCTTCCCATACAGAAGGGTATAGAACTATAGCTAATAATTATTCCCACGCTGAAGGTTACCAAACAAAAGCTGAAGGCTATTATGCTCATGCAGAAGGATACTATACAACAGCTGTTGATTACTCTCATGCAGCTAATTATCATACAAAAGCAAGTGCACTTTATCAAACAGCAATAGGAAAATATAACAAAGAAAGCAAAGTAGAAACAGATAAGTTTATCATAGGAAATGGTACAAGCGATACCGCAAGAAGCAACTGTTTGAGAGTAACAAATACAAGTGGTGTATATTCCAACAGTACATTCAAATCCAGCGGTGCAGACTATGCAGAAATGTTTGAATGGCTAGATGGAAACACGGATAAAAAAGAAAGAACAGGATTATTTGTAACGCTAGAGAAAGATAAAATACGTGTAGCTACACCAGAAGATGATTACATATTAGGTATTGTTTCAGCTTGTCCATCTGTTTGTGGAGATGTACATGATGATACTTGGGCAAATATGCACTTAACAACTGTATTTGGAGAACCTGTATTAGAAGAAGTAGAAATTCCAGAAAGAACAGAAGAATTTATGACAAGAAATGAAGAGGGAGAAGAAGTAAAAGAAGTTATAGTAATAGAACAA